TCCCCCAGCTGGAACGCCACATGGCGGAACAGCACTACCGCGTAAGCGTCGGCACCTACGATCTGTCGCTTGACGAAATCCACGATCCAGCCGGCAGCCAAGAGATCAAGATCGTGCCAGTGGTGGCCGGCGCTGGCGCTACGGGGCGGATTCTTATTGGCGTCGGCTTAATTGCTGCTGCCTTTTTTACAGGTGGTGCAACTATTGGCCTGCTGGGCCTTGCGGCCCCACTTTCCGTTAGCACTGTCCTTGCCGGTATCGGCGTTTCTCTAGTGCTTGGCGGCGTATCTCAGCTACTCACACCTGTCCCAACACTTAGCGCCCCTTCAACGGTTGACACCGCCAAGGACCCCCGCAAGAGTTATTCCTTCAGCGGAATACAAAACACCAGCCGCCAAGGCACTCCAGTGCCCATCGTTTATGGCGAGACGCTGGTGGGCTCAATTGTGATCTCAGCAGGCATCGACACTGAACAGGTGACGGCATGAAACGGATTGGCGGTTCTGGTGGCGACGGTGGTGGCGGTAAAGGTGGCAGCAGTGGCGGTGGTCCGCAGACCTATACGCCCACCGAAGCTGCCGACACGCTCAACTCAAGGCAATACGCCAACCTCATCGACCTCATCAGCGAAGGCGAAATCCAAGGGCTCAAAGACGGCCACAAATCAATCTTTATCAATAACACTCCCCTACAAAATCAAGACAACTCATACAACTTCAACAACGTAACAGTCTGGACACGCAACGGAACACAGAACCAGGACTACATCCCAACCGTTGATGCCGTTGAGAACGAAGTTCCCGTTGGCGTAACAGTTCTCCAGGCAACGCCAGTCGTTCGCAGTATCACAGACACCGCAGTCGATGCTGTTCGCGTCACCATCAACATTCCTGCCCTGCAGCGAATCACGGATCAGGGTGACATTGTTGGCAGTGTCTTTAGGCTTCAGATCTCGGCTCAATACTCCGGCGGTGGCTACACCCTGATTTTTGACGAGATAATCAGAGGCCGCACAGCCGATCTATACCAACGCGACTACCTAATCACCCTGACAGGATCCAAACCTGTCAATATCAAGGTGACTCGCGTCACCGACGACAATTCAGAGCAAGATGCACCAGGCGGCGAATCAGTAAAAATCACAAACGCCTTCAGCTGGTCGAGCTACACCGAAATCACCTACGCAAAGCTGCGCTACCCCAACAGCGCTTTGGTGGCAGTACGCATCGACGCTGAGCAATTCAACTCCATCCCTTCGCGCTCCTTCTTGGTGCGTGGCATCAAGGTCCGCATCCCCAACAACGCCACTGTCGATTCAGTTACCGGCCGCCTGATCTATGCAGGCGTGTGGAATGGCAGCTTTGGTGCTGCGCAATGGTGCAGCGACCCCGCCTGGATCTTGTGGGATCTGCTCACCTCAACCCGCTACGGATTCGGCCAGCACATCAGTGCCGCGCAGCTGGACAAGTGGGCCTTCTACTCCGCAAGCCAGTATTGCGCTGAACTGGTACCTGACGGCTTCGGCGGTCAAGAGCCCCGCTTCTCCTGCAACATCAACATCCAAACGCAGGAAGACGCCTACAAGCTGATCAATGACATGTGTTCGGTGTTCCGGGCCATGCCCTACTGGAGCACTGGGGCGCTGACCATCAGCCAAGACCGCCCCGCTGACTCCGCCTATCTATTCACGCTGGCGAACGTCTCTGAGGAGGGCTTCAGCTATTCGGGCAGCAGCCTGAAGACACGGCCGAACGTAGCCGTGGTCAGTTACCTCGACCTAGAGCTGCGGGATGTTGCCTACGAGGTCGTCGAGGATCAAACCTCGATCAGCAAATATGGCGCCATCACCACCGAGATCAGCGCCTTTGCCTGCACCAGTCGTGGGCAAGCTGGTCGAATTGGGGAGTGGCTTCTCTACTCGGAGCAATACGAAGGCGAGGTAATCAGCTTCTCCGCCAGCATCGACGCCGGTGTGGTGGTGCGGCCTGGCCAGATCATCGAGGTCAGCGACCCCGTGCGAGCTGGCGCCCGTCGCGGTGGCCGCATTGCCTCCGCAACTACCACCGCAATCACCGTCGATGACGCAACCGGCCTGACATCGAGCGGCGCCACGCTATCTGTCATCCTCCCGGATGGCACGGTGGCCGCCCGCAGCGTCGCCAGTATCGCCGGCAAGGTCATCAACCTCACCTCTGCCCTGCCCACGGCACCCAACGCCAACAGCATCTGGATCCTCGAAACCGCTTCAATCCAGACTTCGACCTGGCGCGTGATCAGCGTTGCCGAGCAAGATCAGGCTACCTATCAGATCTCGGCCCTCGCCTACAACTCGAGCAAGTACGCCTACGTGGAGCGAGGCCGGCCGCTTGAGGTTCGCGACATAACCGATCTCAACGAGATACCCGACGCACCAGCCAGCCTCTCATTTGAGGAAGCGCTCTACAGCTACCAGAACCAGATCCGCGCCAAGGTAATTGTTTCTTGGCCGGCGGTACTTGGCATTGCCCAGTACCGGGTGAAGTGGCGCAAAGACAGCGCCAACTGGGCCGTGGTCGATGTGCTGACCAACGACTACGAAATCCTCGACATCACACCCGGCCTATTTGAGGTGCAGGTGTTCTCCATGAGCGCTGCTCTGAAGCTGTCCACCACAGCAGCCACCGGCAGCATCACGGCACTTGGCAAGACAGCCCCGCCGTCCAACGTGACTGGCTTCTCATCAGTCCTTGACGGCAACATCGGCGCCACGCTGACCTGGAACCCCGTCCCCGACTTAGACCTCAGCGAATACGAAATCAGGCAGGGCACAGTCTGGGCGTCCGCCACCTTCGTCACCAACGTGGCCGCCACCAGTTACAAACTCGGCCAGCTGGCTCCCGGTACGCGCAGCTACATGATCCGCGCCATCGACACCTCAGGTGTCTACAGCGCCGCAGCTGCCAGCACCACCGTCACCATCACTTCACCTTCAACACCGAGCGTCACCGCCACAGTGGCCGGCGACTTGGTGACACTCAGCTGGCCAGCCTCTACCGCCAGCTATGCCATTGCCGCCTATGTGGTCCGGTCCAGCGCCGGTGCCATTGGCGAAATCAAGACCACCACCACCTCGCTGCCGATCATCTGGAACGGCGTGCGGACTTTCTACGTGAAAGCGGTGGACTTGGCCGGCAACGAGAGTGCCGAAGGTTCAGCAGCAGTCACAATCACCCAAGCCGCCGCGCCAACCGTTTCCGTTTCTTACACAGGCCAAAACGCCGTACTGACTTGGAGCGAAGTAAACGGTACGACAAAAACGCGCTTTTACCGAATTGCACGCAACGACGCAACTGTTGCAATTTTGCAATCTACAAGCTACACCACACGTATCGACTGGACAGGTTCGCAGACATTTACCGTCCAAGCTGTTGACGCAAACAATAATCTTGGCGCTGCTGCAACTGTTGCTATCGCCCCGGCAGCACCACCAGCCCCTAATGTGCAAAATACTTTCAGGGGCGAACAGGTTCTGTTGAGCTGGGATCCCGTGCAAGGCAGCCTCGAAACGGCCTATTACAAAGTGCTCAGGGGCAACACCTTTGCATCAGCTACCTTATTGGCTGAAATCAAGTCCACTACCTACAGCTTGAAGGTTGACTGGACAGGCACGCAGCGATTCTGGGTAGCGGCAGTTGACGTTATCGGCAAACAAGGCCCCGAGCAATTCCAAGACGTAGTGGTCACATCACCATCGGCGCCTGTGATCAGCCAGCAAGTGATTGACAACAACGTATTGCTGCGCTGGACCGACTCCACGCAAACGCTGCCCATCGTCTACTACGAACTACGCCGCGGCTCGACCTACTCAGGCGGCACCTCGGTCGGCACCAAACAGGGGCTGTTCACCACGGTATTTGAGACCGTCTCTGGCACCTACACCTACTGGCTGGCGGGCATTGACAGTGCAGGCAACGTTGGCACCCCGGCCAGTGTATCCGCCCTCGTCAACCAGCCTCCGGATTACATCCTGCGCTCGGACATCAACAGCACCTTTAGCGGCACCTCCACCAACCTGACGCCCAATGGCACGGGCCTGCTGGCAACGGTAGATACGACAGAAACTTGGCAGTCGCACTTCACCTCCCGCGGCTGGAGCACACTGCAGGACCAAGTGAGCGCTGGCTTCACCATCTACGCCATGCCGTCTACCACCACCGGCAGCTACGTCGAGGAGTTCGACTACAGCACCGTGCTGGCTGGCACGAAAATCACCTCAACGCTCACGCGTCAGGCTGTGGCGGGCTCTGTGACGGTAACCCCAACGATCAGCGTAAAAACCGCATCTGGCGACCCTTGGACCGACTACGCAAACCAAGAGTCCATCTATGCCACCAACTTCCGCTACGTGAAGGTCCGTTACGACTTCACCAGTGCTGGCGGCGATGACCTGCTGCAGCTCAGTGGACTGAACGTCCGCCTCGACATCAAGATCAAGAACGACATGGGCAATGGCACGGCAAACTCTGCGGATACTGGTGGAACGACGGTCAACTTCAATGTGCCGTTTGTGGATATTGAAAGCATTGGTGTCACACCAAGCGGAACGACGCCCAGAATCGCGATCTATGATTTTGTGGACGTCGCCAATCCCACCAGCTTCAAGGTGCTGCTGTTCGACACTGCGGGCAACCGTGTGAGCGGCGCCTTCAGCTGGCAAGCCCGAGGAAGCTAAGCCATGGCCAACTGGTCCAATCCGCTGCTAACCAGCACGTACACCAACTTCGTGACGGAGGTAAAGGACCGTGACACGGACCTGGCGCTGCAGTTTGACGGCACAACCAGTAGCAACATCCCCACAAACGCCATCCGCTGGAACAGCTCGGTCAACCGCTGGCAGAAGTGGAACGGCAGCAGCTGGGGCGAGCTGACCAGCACCTATGCGCTGACCGGTCTCAGCACCACAGGCAACGCCACCATCAGCGGCACGCTGGGATCCGGGGCGATCACCAGCACGGGCAGCGTCACAGGCACGGCGCTGATCCCCAGCGGCAGCTCGGCGCCAACCAACGGGCTCTACTTGGCGGGCAGCAACATAATCGGCTTGGCCACGAACAGCGCAGGCCGAGTGTTCATCGATGCTGCCGGTGAGGTGGGCATCGGCACCGCCACGCCAGGAACATGCCTTGACGTCGCACTTGCAGCACCGTCGGCAACCATCGGCAACGTCCGAATCTTTGTTTCAGGCCAAGCTCGCTACCACCTATTTAACGGCGGCGGTACTGCTGAATGGTTGTTTGGTCAAAAAACAGGATCCAGTCATAACTTCATCCTGAGCAAAAGCGTCGCGGGTTCAGAGTCTGATTATCTGACAGTTGACACCAACGGCCGCGTCGGAATTGGCACGCTGTCACCGGCTAGCCTGCTGCATGTGCTGGAAAACGGCAATGCGCAGATCAACATCAGTGCGACAGATGCCGGGAGCAACAGCGCCGGCATTTCAATTGAAAACCAAGGACAACGCAATTGGCAGATCTGGGCTGATCGTGCAACAGATCAGTTCAGGATTGGCAACAACAGCCGAGTATCAACAAACCTTGCCATCGATAGCTCCGGCCGCGTGGGGATTGGGACGAGTGCGCCTGTATATTCGCTTGACGTAAACGGACGCATACGAGGTGTTGGATCCAGTGCCGCGCTTATAGCCTCCAATGGAAGTGGAACAAGCCAAACTTCAATCAGTCTTATTAGAGAAGGCGCAGCAACTAATCAAAAAACATGGGAGCTACTTACTCTCTCAGGCGGTGATTTTAAAATCCGCACGATTAGCGATGACTATACAGCATCGCAGGATGCCATAGTAGTCAATCGAGGTAGCGGTTTTTCTGTAGACAACGTCCAGTTACATGCCAACGGCAGCGAGCGCCTCCGCATTGACAGCTCCGGCCGCGTCGGAATTGGCACCACAGCCCCTGGAACAAGCTTCGATGTTGCGTTGGCTGCACCTTCGGCCACGATTGGCAACATCCGCATCTCGCCCAGTTCTCCTGGCCAGGCCCGGTATCACCTCTACAACGGAGGAGCCACGGCTGAGTGGGTGTTTGGCCAAGCCACTAGCACCAGTCACGACTTCACCTTTAGCAAGTCCGTTGGTGGCAGTGAAAGCGAGTACCTGCGCATCGGCACCTCCGGTCAGATCGGCATTGGCGGCGCCAACTACGGCACCAGCGGCCAAGTGCTCACCAGCAACGGCTCTGGTTCGTCGCCATCGTGGACAACTGTTGCCGCACTCACCGCCGGCACCGCCGTAAGCGCAACAGGCACTGCCGTTGATTTCACCGGCATTCCATCATCGGTAAAGCGCATTACCGTGATGATTGACGCCGTGAGCACGGATGCCTCTGCCACACTCGCAGTTCAGCTAGGAGATAGTGGCGGCATTGAAACTTCTGGCTACACCGGAGGTCTTGCATGGACAGGTCCAAGTACAGGCAGCAGCGGATCGGCCAGCACATTCCCACTTGCTATAGGAGCCGCGAGTGATACCGTTTCTGGTCACGCTGTTATTACTAAAGTTTCTGGCAATACATGGGTGCTATCCAGCACAGTGGCCCGTGACAATGATGACCTTGTATTTATCAGCGGTGGATCAAAAGGCCTCTCTGCAACATTGGATCGCATCCGCATCACCACAACGGGCGGCAGTGCATCCTTTGACGGAGGCACTGTGAACATTCTGTATGAGTGATGTTGCCTCTTTGGTAGCAGCTACACTTTCACCATCTAACCCCACCTCATGCCCGAGTCCAGGCAAAAGCTGGTTGAGCTGATCGAGGCTTACGCCACCGCAAAGGCCACAGGTAACTCCCTGCTCATCCAGTCAGCTGGCGCGACGCTCGTCGGCTACCTAGAGAGCGTGGAGATTACCGAAGCCGAGCAAGCCAATGACTGACATCACCTACACCTGGGTCATTTCCCAGCTGGACTGCGCTCCCCACGAAAACGGCCTAGACGACGTGGTGAAGACGATCCACTGGCGCTATCAGGCCACTGATGGCACCTACACCACCGATTGCTACGGCAGTATCGGCGTGGGCGACGTGGATCCAGACGACTTCACGCTCTATCCCGATTTAACCAAAGATCAAATCGTCGAGTGGCTGGAAGCCAATCTGGACGTTGAATCGCTGGAGCGGGGGCTTGCGGCCCAGTTGGCCGACCTGGCCAATCCACCAATCGTCTCGCCTGACCTGCCATGGCAGTAAAAGCAAAGGCTGGCCTTTCTGGCACCATCCGCAAGGAATCGGTGCCCAAGACCACCAGCATCGGCCAAGGCGCCCGCAGCCGTCCCCGGCGACGTGGGCGTAAGAAGTTGCGCGGGCAGGGTCGCTAGGCTATTGCTGAGGCGTAATTGCTCCCATGCCACCAGCCGACGATGTCTCGCATGGGGACATTTACCACAAGCTCGGATCGCTCGAAGGTAAGCTCGAGACCGTGCTGATCCAGCTCAGCGAAAAACGCGGCGACATGGCTGCTGTATTCTCCCGACTCCGCGAGATTGAAACCCGCGTCGCCATTGGCGTCGGCCTCGCCATCGGACTGAGCTTCCTCATCCCGTTCGCAATCAACGCAGCAGCACCCAAACTGCACTTTGAACACAGTCCATCTACTCAGGTTGGCAAGTAGTCTTAAGACACCGATCTAAGCACAATGAGCCCCGAGACTGCCGCCATCATCGCCATCGTCATCGCTGCTGGCAGCGAGATCATCGCGATTAGCCCGCTCAAGTCCAATAGCTGGATCCAGCTGCTGCTGCAGGCTGGCCGGATGATGTTCCCCAAGCGCCGCTGAGCAATGGCCAACGCCGCCCCGATCACACTGGAGCAGCTGTTCCGGTTCTACAAAGGGCTGCCGCATCAGGCCGCGGCCATCAGCCAGCTGGAGCAGGACTTGGCCGTCAACGGCTACGCCGCGGCCATGCGGCGTGATCGGGCGTGGTTCAACACCTGGAGCGTCCCAGGCAAGCAGACCGACTTAGCTGATGCGATCCAGCTAATCAAGGAATTTGAAGGCTGCCATCTTAGCGCCTATCCCGATCCGCTAAGCGGCGGCGATCCTTGGACGATCGGTTACGGCACAACGCGCTATGGCGCTGGCGACCCCGTAAAACGCGGCGACAAGATCAACGTAATCGAAGCCGACATGCTGCTCCGCCTTGAGGTGGATCGCATCGCCGAACGCCTCCGCTCCACCATCCCAACCTGGAGCGCCTTAGGCGACCCGCAACGCTGCGCACTTGTAAGTTTCGCCTACAACGTAGGCGCCGACTTTTACGGCAAGCCTGGGTTCGACACCATCAGCGCAGCGCTGCGCGACAAGGACTTTGCTGCCGTATCAGCGGCACTGCTGCTTTACCGCAACCCTGGTACGAATGTCGAAGCCGGCCTACTGCGCCGCCGTAAGGCCGAAGGGGCACTGTGGCAAAAAGGCACCCCACAACTGCAACAGCAGGGCATTTTGTTGCGCGTCCCTTATGAGGCACAGAACGACAACGCCAGCGGCACCGGCTACCGCGAATGCTTCAGCAGCAGCGCTGCCATGGTAAGCCGGTTCTACGGCAAAGTTGCCAACGATAATGCTTACAACAAGATCCGCGCTAGGTACGGCGATACCACCGACGCGCAAGCGCAGATCAAGGCGATGCAATCGCTGGGACTTAACGCGCGGCTGCGCACGAACTGTAATCCCGCTGTAATTGACACCGAATTAGAGGCTGGCCGCCCCGTGATGGTCGGCTGGCTGCACAAGGGGCCTGTCGGTGCGCCTACCGGCGGCGGTCACTGGAGCGTGATTATCGGCGCAACCAGCGGCGCCTACATCCACAACGATCCGAACGGCGAGGCCGACATGGTGAACGGCGGCTACCTCAACCACACCAAAGGTGCCGGAATCGCCTACAGCCGTAAAAACTGGTTGCGTCGCTGGGAGGTTGATGGCCCCGGCACCGGCTGGGCAATGCTGGTCAGTCACGCATGAGGCAGTACGTCCTAGAGGTTGAGTACACGATCGTCGTCGAAAACGAGGACGACGATCCCGAAAACGTGAGCGATAACTTCGTGGCGCGGCTCACCGAGTTGGCGCCATCCAACGATCATATCCTTGGTCTTTCGGTCAACGTCCTACCCATCCCGGAGTTGCGTGGATCATCAGATTGATGGCACATCTCTCGTCCCCAAGCGCTCCGCAAAGCAACGGTTCAGGCAGCAGATCTTCGAGGCATGGCAACACTGCTGCGCCTACTGCGACGCTGCCGCCGACACGCTGGATCACGTCAAGCCGCGCCACAAAGGTGGCAACACCGTCGCCAGCAACCTCGTGCCAGCCTGCCGCGAATGCAACCGCAGCAAGGGCAGCGAAGACTGGCGGCAGTGGTATCAAGTTCAGCCATTCCACTGCGCCAAACGCCAGGCGCGAATTGATGACTGGCTGGCTGATTAGCATTGATCAGCAGATATCAGCGCCATGAGCTGGGGCGATTGGATGATCGTTGAATGGACGCTTGAGGAGGAGCTTCAAATTGAAGCGCAATCTCGCAGCGCACTAAACCATCACAGCGCTGATGAAGTGCGGCAGTTATGCTCATCATTGATCAGGCAATATGCCTACCAGAACAAGCTGATGCAGCAAGCTGTAGGGCACATTGCCAAGATCGAGATGGAGCAATTCCTAACTGGCTCGCATCATCAGCCGCAAGCGCCGCACCGCATTTTCTCGGCGCTGGCCAACAGCACTGCGCGAAATGCCAAGCGTCTCGCCAATCTCCCGCTGCGATTGCTGCGGGCCGTTCAATCCATGGTAGGCAGATACAACATACCTATCCCGTTCTCCTAGACGAAAAAAAGCCAGCTTCAGCT